TTGACCTTAGCCACTCCGTTTGCATAAGCATCTATATGAATCCCTGCAACCCGTTCCGGCGATATCTTCAACGCCTCACATAATTTTTTCCCTAGTTCGCTACCTAATATTAAATCTCCCATATTATACCTCCTCTTTCTCTAGGGCCTCCCTGAATAGCTTAATCCCCCTTGATAACTCAATGTTGGGATTCTTTTTAGCTTCCTTCGCCAGTTCATCCAGAACTTCCGCAGGGTCGTTTATGCCCAGTGTCATTAGCGCTACTTGCTGCACATCCGGTGAGTAAGCAAACTCAGGCATAACCTGGAGTATCTGGACAATGGCTGTCGCTGTTGCTACCACGTCGGCCGGTGCTATCGCCGGGAAGTCCCGATCAACATACCATTTTTCTGGTGATATACCATTATGTTCCAGTATGACCTCGTCGATATCTTTATAAGCATCGCTCCATACCTTCTGATAGGACTCAAACATTTTCTGTAAGGGAAGCTCAACGGTCTTTGCCGTGGCTAGGTTACCTGTTGATATGTCCCCGAAATACTGCTCTGGAATGCCAACTGCAGCGCATACTTGAAGCCTTATCAGCCTTGCATCTTGATAGGCTTGTTGTGCTCCAGTCTCTGTTTTGATTGGAGTAGTATCCACGCCCAAGTTTTCTATAAGATGCGATGCTGCGTCTATCTGTTTACCATCGGTCTTTGTCTTAATAGCATCTACAGCGGTCTGCCCACCTTTAACCTTACTCCTCCAAGCAAAGCGGGCCAGAGCTAGCATTATCGCAATACGGCTAGCAAGGAAATGTCTATATTCTTTAATCCAGGATAAGGCCGGTAGTAATAAGGGATTGCCGTCATTATATTCGAAACGATAAACCAGAGCTTCCTCGGTACTTGTAACACTGTTTCCAGCTGCATCATTTGTAGGAATGTTCGCCTTGTTATCTGTGCTGCGGTAGATGGCTTTCTGTGGCTTGCCTTGGGTATCACTCCATTCCCGCCGGTAATACCGTTCATCCTCTTTGTCATCCGGGTCAGTAATAATCTCCGTAATCTCCAGCGGGTCGATACGCCTGATCGTGGTTTCCCCTTCGGCACCCAGGAAGATAGCAAAATAAACCATCCCGTCTGTTAATACTTTGTCAGATGATTTCCTTTGTCCTGCGGCTCCCAATATCTTGCGGTTAGCTCTGGCATCCCAGAATGACTCAAGTACCTTTTTCGCCTTGTCATCCTCGGTATCCCAGACCATGCCTGACCCGAATGTATAATCAGTCCAGAGACGGATTGCCTGTTTACCCAGTGGGTCCTTAACAGCGTATAATCGGGATAGCTTGAGATTAGTGATTCGTTCAGCGCTAGAGATAACATCGCCAGAACTAGCACTGAGGTTTATCCAGCCTTTATCTTCCAGGTTAAGCTCGGTTTCGACTGACCTCGTAGCCTCACGTAGCAGAGTATCAAGAGACTCAATACCTTTTGTTCCTTTAGTCATAATTGCCTCCTGTGTTAATCTTTTAATAACCCCTTTGTCCTTCGCAATTAGTAATAGTACAATAAACATCTGCGCCAGTAGTCTCAATTCGTGCCATGATTTTCTTCCTCCATTCTATCAATCCTTCATTACAATATGCCATGCGAATTTCAGCCACAATAGTAATGGCAAGTCGTATAATTCCCTGATTCGCTGTCTCCAATCTCGCCTAGCTACTCGCCTTATCTTCTTAGCTATTCTGCCGTTCAAGCCGTTGTCTCCTTGGGGACTAGATTATATTCCTTCATAATCTCAACCAAGCCTATTTCACTATCTACTCTCATTACAACAGAAACTTCATTACAAGGTATGCCTGATGCCGACATTCCGCAACTGATAGTGATAGACCTTACCTTATTGGGGTCTAAACCCGATATCTTACACAATGCCTTGCCTAAATTGTTAATACCCATATTCCCTCCTTTTTATAAATCCAAATCAACTGCTTCCATCGCATCATAAATGATAACCTGCTCTACAGGCTCACCTGGCCCTCTCATGTATGCCAGGGCTTGTGTTGTGCTGTCCACTTGGTCATCATGCTCAGCGTTGGGGAAAGCTGATAGCTCTTCTATGTAGTCAAATAGCCAAGGTGCGTTCTCTGGTAAGAACACCCTGCCTGCTTCTACCAATGGTGTAGCTGAGTTTGCCCTGGCTACCTTGTTGACATCTACCTTAACGGGTAAGACTGGTATCCTGGTATTCCTCTGCAGCTCCTGGATTAAGGACTGCCCGCTTGCCTTGTCTTCTACTATCACCACGTCGGGTATATCCCTTTCATATAGCGCAGTAGCAACTCGTTTAAGCTCAGGGAATTCAACCTTATCCCTCCACACGTTCAGGAGATAATATCCATTCTGCGACTCCCCCCATGTAGTGCAGACCGAGTAATCGTTTTGAGTCTTATCCTTGAAGGCCGTGTCCCAACTGTGTATCTTCCGTATGAATTGTGGAGGCGTGCTGAAATACTTCCACCATTCCCGCTTGATTATCTGGCCTACTGCTACAGTGGGATTGCCTTGGTATAGTGACTCAAATGCCCTGCCACCAATGGACGACCTGATCTTCTCCAATACCTCGATGGGATATCTCTCAGGCCACAAGGCCTGATTATCTTTTATGGCAGGGAAGTGCAGAATCTCCCACTGATCAGCTTTGGAGTCGTCTTTCATTTGCTTTAATAGCCGTCCCACTAAATCATCAGGTGACCACCTAGTCATTACAATAATGATAGCCGCATTCGGCTCCGCCCGGGTTCTAAAGACTTTTTGATACCAATCCCAAACCTTATCCCGGATAGTTTGACTGGCTGCCTCTTCCTCATCCTTCACAGGGTCGTCTATAATCCCAACATCGAATCCCCGACCAGTCAAGCCACCACCAATCCCCACAGCGTAATATGAGCCGCCTTGTTTGGTGCCCCACTCATGGGCAGCCTGGCGCTCAGGCCTCACCATCTCCTGCCCAGGCGTTTCAGGCCGGTGGTGTATATTAGGGAATAACCTTGTCATCCCCATCGATATGAATATATCCCTTGCCTGCCGGGAATGAGTCAAGGCTATTGATTCAGCGTAGCCCGCCTGAACTATGTAGTCCTCAGGATGCCTTACCAAATACCAACAAGGGAAGCGAAGGGATACTAGCTCTGATTTACCGTGCCTGGGAGGCATCAGTACTATAAGCCTCTTTAATTCCCCTCTCTCCACAGCTTCCAGCATTTCAGCCAATGCTACTATATGATCGGCATCTTGATATTCAGGGAATGTATATTTAGCAAAAGGTATCAGATTTCTACGAGCTTGGCGCCTGTTTAGCAACTCCTCGGCTACGTCTGCACTTGATAATTTCCTCGAGTTCCTCATCTGATAGGTCTTCGGCTTTACCAATGTTGCCACTGTGTTCTACCTCCTGTTTATCTGCTTGCCCCAGATAGTTCTTACCCAAGAATATAGCCATTGCTGGACTCTTTTCCGATAGCTTAAATTGATTACGCCTAAGTGAGATTAGCCCCCCGATTCTCTTTTTGCCGAAATACTCCGCAAACGAGATGCCGAATTCCTCTTTAACTCGGCGTTCAATGGTGTCCTCTGAGCAGTGAAACCAAGTAGCTATCTCAACAAGGGAACACTGTATAAAGCAGAGCTTCTCTAACTCCCTGAAGTCAATAGTGATTTTAGCCCTGCCACCATTATGATTATTTGGTCTAGCCATTTATCTTCTCCGCTTGTTCAAAGGTAACAAGTTATATCAGCTATGTCAAATAGCTAACTACCACTCAAATCCACATTCAGGGCACTTGTTCTTTTTCTTAGCTTTCTCATCTGGAGGGAATGCTGTCATCATATTCTCGATTTCAGGCGTAGTAAAGCCTGTTAATTCAAGCTCAAAATTATTAGCATCGAGGCTTTCTAAAACATCTTTAAGTCCTGGCAACGACCACTCTGCTAGTGTAGCACTCTGATTATCCATAATTCCAAAGGCCTTCGCTGTTTCTTCCGCATCATCAACTCTTACTGCTGCAATCTCAGTCCAGCCCAACTCCTTTGCTGCCTGATATAAA